TGTGCCAACGATTAAGTCCACCAGAGCTCCGACTAAGGTTTGCCGCCAGTCGATGGAGTTTTTGGTGGGCTTTTTCGCTGCCCGTTTTCGTTTGGCCATCTGCATTCCCCCTTTCTGATATCTGATATTATAATAACACGTAATCGTGTAAAAGTCAAGGGGTTTTGAAAAAGTTTTTTTGATTTTTTTGCTGAAAGACGCCTGCGGGCGGGACGAAATGCACCTTGACAACTCAATATCGAGACAGCAAAAAGAAACCGGGGATTTCTCCCCGGCGCTCTGGAAATTATTCCGCCTTTTCCTTTTTAGCCATCTCCCGGACTTCCTTGATGGCTTGCTTCACTTCTTCCATATTCTTGCAGCCGTCAAACTTGTCGGCGACAAGATTCATGATAACCTCCAGCTGCTTGTCTGTCATCCTTGTTCACCTCCTTCACTATCCCGTTCCATCTCGTGGTCAATCGCCCGGTTGATAAAGCCGTTCACGCTCTCCCCATGGGCAACTGCATGGGCTTTAATGGTATCACGTTGCTCTACTGTCGTTCTGATTTGAATTGTTGCGACATTTTCCATATACTTGCGCTGTGCTTTTTTCTGGGCCTCTGTCTTTGGCGGCATTTAATTCCCCCTTTCTGCTGATGAACTTATTATAGCATGTTTTGCATCAAAGGACAAGTCTACATGTAGATACACATTGAACAAATCTACATGTAGATATTTAGCGATTTTGACAGTTGTTATCTACATGTAGATATGTTATACTAACATTGTCAGCGGGGGAAGCCCCGAGAGAATTTGAGGGAGGTCTGCTATAATGGAGAGAAAAATTTTTGAAAAACCTCTTGACTTTTTCGTGTACACGGAATACAATAAACGTGTACACAGAAAGGAGGCGAGATGGTGAGCCCAAGAATTGGGCGTCCACCCGTGGAGAACCCAAAAAATATCCAGCTTAAAATTCGTGCCGATGAAAAGTTGATGGCGGATTTGGATTATTGTTGTGGGGCGTTAAGCAAAACGCGAAGCGATATTATCCGGCTGGGGATTCAAAAGGTAAAAGCGGAAGTGGATGAAAAATAAGAGTTCCGGCCCTCCCAGCAAGAAGCGTCCGAAACTCTTGAATCACCACCCGAAGGAGGCTAAATCTATTATAGCCGAACCTCCGGGGAAAATCAAGGAGGTAAATAAATATGGGATACTTTAAGGACATGATGATTGAGGCGCTGGAAAACATCTGCAATGCGACGGGCTGTGAGTGGGAGCACTTGGAGGCCCTCCAGGAGGAAACAGGGTATGAGCAGATCGAGATTGCGGCCCTGTTCGACCAGTTCCGAGCCAAGTGCGATGCCGGGGAGGAGGAGATGGATTACATCGAGTTCTACGACTTCGCGGTGAACTCCGCCTTTGAGTGGAACCCCGACCACTCTGTAGCCACCGACCAGTATGGGCAGATCAAGGCGGTATCCAAGCGGCCCGAGTTGACCTTCGGGCTCCTGCCCAGGCTGCTGGGGCTGGCGTGAGGAGGTGCGGATATGAGCGAAGAGCGCAGACGCTATCAGGAGAAGCTCCAGGAGCTGCTGGAGCGGGCCACCATTCGGGAATTGAATCTCATCTGGATTTTTACCAGGGCGTTCCTCGGGAAAAGCGAGGAGGTGGCCGGATGAATGAGGTTATGACCATCCAAGGGGTGGAGTGCTACGAGATGGAGGGCACCGCCTATCTGAAGCTGGAGGCCGTGGCCCGCGGGTTGGGGTTCACTGATGTTAAAGATGGAGTTGAATATGTGCGATGGGCCAGAGTTGAAAAATACCTGAAAGAACTCGGTTTCGCCACTTCTGGCGAAAGGCCCGACTTCATCCCCGAAAACATCTTTTACCGCCTTGCCATGAAAGCAAAAAATTGCGCCGCTGAGGAGTTCCAGGCCAAGATTGCTGACGAAATCATACCCTCCATCCGCAGGACCGGCGGCTACATGACCCCGGCTGCAGAGAGCCGCCTGCTGGCAGAGTTCCAGAAGCTGGCCGACCGGGTGACAGCCCTGGAGGACGCGGTAACAGACCCGTTCAGAGCGCTGCCGGCCCTCCCGGCGCCGCCGCCGAAAAACGCTGAGCCGGACCACCGGCCCCCAGGCCGGGACTACTTGAAGCGCTGGATGCGCACAGCCTCGGAAAAGCTGAACCTGATGGGCAGCCGGTACAACATGAGCAACAACGCGATCCTGCACCGGCTGTATGGATTTCTGGAAGAGGAGTTCGGCGTGGTGCTGGCGGATGAGCGCATCCGGATCATGGAGGAGTACGAACTGGACGACTGCTCCACCCTGAAAGCTATTTTCTACGATGAGGACTTCCGGGACTACCTGGAGGAGACCATCGACCACAATCTGGCCCCCGAGAACCGGGGGTGGTGAGGGGAGTGTCCCCGCTGTCTCGATATTGAGGCGGCGGGGATTTTTTGTATAAGGAGGAGATAGGATGCCCGTTAGACAGATAACCACCAGGCTGGCTTTGGATGGAGAACGCCAATTTAAAAATGCCGTGGCCGGCGTAAATTCTTCGTTGCGGGAGCCCCGGGCAGGATCAGAGATTCAGCAGCTGTTTTTTCTTGGCGTCGAATTCCTCCTGGGTAAGTGCCCCGCAATCCAGGAGATCCTTGTACTTGCGTATTTCGTCAACAGGAGAAACCGCTGGAGCGGGAGAGGAGAGGGGAGAAGAATCTATGGCGCTGGATCTTGTATTCTCAAAAAGCTGGAATATCCGCTGCGCTAGATCCCTTTTGTAGGTAACCAGGATGGAATAGGACTTTGTAATGGTATGGACGCTGATCTGACTGCCTGTCATTCCATTGCCGCTGCAATCGGCAGAGCGTATTTCATTGAACGGTATGCTTTCTGTTGAAAAAGAGGAGAGCGCTTTGAAAGAAAATAGGAGGCGCTTGTCCGTTAAAAATACGATGCCAGGCAGAAAATCGTGCTTTCGTGTGTTGACGTGGGTGATGTTGATGTTGGTCGGAGTGACAAACAGGACTTTTTCATCTGGCTTTAGTAGTTTTTCCGCTCTTTCAAGATTTTTTTGATTGCCGAATGTCTTGATTTGGTATTCTGAGAGGGCACGCCGAACATCTTCACGCATGTTGTCAACCTCCATTCATTTTTATCAGCATATCACAGAGAAGACCTGAGCGCAAGAGATTGTATTAAAGGGGGTGGCCAGATGGCCGTTAGAACGATAACCACCAGGCTGGCTCTGGATGGAGAACGCCAATTTAAAAATGCCATGGCCGGCGTAAATTCTTCGCTGCGGGAGATGAAAAGCGAGCTGATTCTTTCCGAGGCGCAGTTCAGGGGCCAGGCCAATACCATCGAAGCCCTGACCGCAAAGGATAAAATCTTGCGGCAGGAGATCGAGCAGCAAACGGTGAAGGTCAGGGCGCTGGAGCAGGCCCTGAAGGACGCAGCTCAGGTTTACGGTGAGGACAGCCGGAATGTTACGGAGTATCAGACCCAGCTGAACCGGGCCGAGACCCAGCTGGTGAACATGAACCGGGCGCTTGCAAATAATAGCAAGTATCTGGATGAGGCGAAAAACAGCGCCGATGGCACGGCAAAATCCATCGACGGCTTTGGAAACGCCACCAGACAGGCCGGGGATTCGGTCGGCACTCTGGCCCGCGCCCTTCAGGCGGCGGGCGTGGCCATGGCGCTGAAGGAAATTGCGGACGCAATCCACGCCTGCGTGGACGCCTCCATGGACTTTGAGACAGCCATGGCCAACGTGAACAAGGTGGCCAAGCTCAGCGAAACGGAGCTGGCCGGCATGGCGGACGCCATCAAAGAGCTGTCCACCGAGATGCCGGCCACCACCGGCGAGATCGCTCAGGTAGTGGAGGCTTCCGCCCGGCTGGGCATCGCCAAGGGGGACCTGATCGAGTTCTCCAAGGTCATGCTGGATTTGGGCAATGTCTCGGACTTGACCTCTGACCAGGCTGCCACCGCTCTGGCCCGGTTCGCCAACATCACCGGGACGGCGGCGGAGGACTATGAGCGGCTGGGCAGCACCATCGTGGCCCTGGGCAACAACTTCGCGACCAGCGAGAGCGAGATCACCAACATGGCCAGCCGTCTGGCCGCCGCCGGAGAGCTGGCCAACCTGAGCGAGGCGGATATTATGGGTCTGGCCGCCGCCATGTCCTCGGTGGGCATCGAGGCGGAGGCGGGCGGCACCGCCATGACCCAGACCCTGACCGCCATGGAAAAGGCGGTCACCTCCGGCGGAGAAAAGCTGGATCAGTTTGCTCAGATCGCCGGCATGTCCTGCCAGGAGTTTTCCAGGGCCTGGAGCGAGGAGCCCATCACCGCCATTCAGGCCTTTATCTCAGGCCTGGGCGGGCTGGATGAGAAGGGGGAAAGCGCCACCGCCGTGCTGGAGGAGCTGGGGCTGTCCGGCATCCGGCAGAGCAACATGCTCAAGTCCCTGGCTCTGGCCAGCGAGACGCTGGCCTCCGCGGTGGATACGGCTAGCCAGGCGTGGATCAGCAATACCGAACTGGCGGAGACGGCGGCAGCCAAGTACGACACCACCGAGGCCAAGATGCAGATGGCGGCCAATGCGGCCAACAATCTAAAGATTGCAGTAGGAGACCAGCTGACGCCGGCGCTGGGGACTTTGGCCGACGCCGGAACCGGCGCGTTTTCCTGGGCGGCGGATTTTGTTGCGGAGCAGCCTATCTTGGTGAGCGCTATTACCGGGGTTGCGGCGGCGGGCGGCGTTCTGGCGACCGGGCTTACGGTTTACGCGGCAAAGGCCGCGCTGGCTACTATAGCCACAACAGGGTTTGGCGCCGCCTTAATGGCTACGCCAATAGGCCCGATCGCCGCTGGGATTGGACTGCTGGTGGGCGCGTTTACAGCGGTTACGGCTGCAATAGACGACACAAAAAGCGAAGCCGAAGCATTTTTGGTTAGCCTGGAGGAGGCAAAAAACAGGCTGGCGGACAATGCCAAAGCCGCGGAAGGAAGTGCGGAGGGCCTTCGGGCCCAGGCAGACGCCCTGTTGCTGCTGGCTGAGGCAGGAGACCTAAACGCGGCCCAGCAGCAGGCTTTGCTGGATATGACACAGGAGCTGAACTCAGCCGTTCCAGGGCTCAATCTGGCCTATGACGAGCAGACCGGAAAGCTGAATATGACCGCCGATGCGGTGCGAAATCTGATTGAGGCGGAAGCGCAGCGGATGGTGGCCGATGAGGGCGCCAAGGCTTACAGTGAGCTGCTGGTGCAGCAGATGGAAATTGCCCGGCAGCTGAAGGATGCGGAAGCGGAACTGGAGCAGGTCCGGGCCGAATCTGCGGCGGCAATGGAAAAGGAGTCGGCAACCGGACAGGTTGCTATTGGTGTCAGAAGCGAGCTTGAGCAAAAAGAAAGAGATTTAATCCAAACTGTAGAAGAATTACAGGAAGCATACGATGAATACCAGAATGGTCTGGATGAGGTTTTGGATAAATATGGGGATGTCGCTTCCGCATCTGACAATACAGCTGACGCTGTAGAAGGTATGTCCGACAGTCTCCAGCAAACCGGGGATACCGCTCAGGAAGCTGCTGCCAGCCTGGCGGAGCTGGAAGAGGCTACTCTGTACCTGGCCGGGGCGTCCGAAAGTCTGTCCAAAGCCCTGAAGGAGCAGAGCGAGGAGGGCAGTCTCAGCTACAAGACCACCCAGGACCTGATCGAGGCGGGCTACGGGGCGGCTGTGGCCATTGATGAGGAGAGCGGGGCGCTTACTCTAAGCCGGGAACTGTACATCCAGATCACCCAGGCTAAGATCGACGCCCAGATTGCTACCTTGGAGGCCGCAAAGGCGGCCGCTCAGGCAAAAGCGGCGGCTCAGGACGAGGCGCTGGCCGTGTATCGCGGCGCGGAAGCATACTATGCGGCGGCGGAAGCCAAAGCTGGCTATGAAGGAGAGGTCGTCAGCTACTCGGCGCAGATCGCGGCGCTGAACCGACTAAAAAACTCCATCGGGTCGGTTACCGGGGAGGCTACACGGGCCACCAGAGCGTCCAGGAGCGCCAGCAAACAGGCGAAAACCCAGGCTCAGCAGGATTTGGAGACCTACAAGCAGCTGAAGGCCGAGTTGGACCACCAGAAGAATACCGACCTGGCGGATGAGGCCGAGTATTATCGGAAGCTGTCGGAGTACCGGGACGCTTACCTCACCGACGACGCCAATGTCAGCGAGTACCGGAAGGTTACCGAGCAGATTTACAAGTACGACAAGAGCCTGGCCGACCGGGAGGCCCAGCTGTGGGCCAATCAAACGGAGGGGCTGGTGGACCAGCTGGAGGAGCGGGTAAAGGCCGTTACCGACCAGCAGGACAAGATGGAGAACCGGCTCAGCAGCTACGGCGACCTGTTTGACACCGAGGACGACCGCCTTACCCTCAACTCCCTCCAAGATCAGATATCCGCCATTGAGGCCTACGGCGACGCTCTGGACCAGCTCCGGGACCGGGGGGTATCCGGCGGTCTGATGGACGAGATTCTGGGCATGGACGTGGACAGCGCCACTCAGTATGCCAATCAGCTGCTGACTATGACGGATAAGCAGTGGGAGGAATATAACGCCCTGTGGGAGGAAAAACAGGAGACTGCCGCCCGGATCGCCGAAGAGTTTTTTAAAGAGCAGGTGTCCGCGCTGGAAAGCGAGTACAACGCCAAGCTGGGGGACGCTCTGGACAATTTGACCGACACCTCCTTCGCGGCCGGGGTAAATACAGGGCAGGAGCTCATCGATGGGCTGGCATCTATGGAGAGCGCCCTATATGCGCAGGCCCAGACTATGGCGGACCGGGTATCCAGCATTCTGGCCGGAGCGGGACGCGTTCCCTCCAATTCCGAGCTGGCCGCCAGCTTTTCCACCGACCGCATCCGGGAGCGGTTCTACGGCGTTACCCCCCAGCAGATGCAGGACGTGGGCGTTGGGATGGTGAACGCTATGAGTATCAGCGGCGGTGCGCCCCAGAGCGTGACCCTGAAGGTCAACCTGAACAGCCGCACCATCGCAGAGGAGACCATTGACGATATTCGCACCGTGGGCCGGGAGCGGCCGGAGACGCTGGATGACAAATAAGGAGGAGCCATGGACCCATTGTTAATCATTGGCGACTGGCCGCTGCCCCACCAGGACGGAGACCGCTACCGCTGCTGGGAGGACGACGGCGTTGTAAGGGTAGAAATGATAAGCAGACGTGTTACTCAGGAGGTAAGAGGGGGCAAGCTGTGGCGGGTGGCATACGCCTGCGACTGCCTGCCGGACACCGAGCTGCGGCCCGTGCTGGCCGCGCTGCGCTCTGGAGCGCCCTTCTTGGCCACCGTTCTGCCGGACAACAGCGATAAGACGGTGACCTCCTCCTTTGTTGTGGATTCCCTTACCGAGCCCAAGGTGCTGGCATTTGACGGCGCCCAGCCTATCTGGCACGGACTGGCATTTACCCTCCGGGAGGAGCGGCCGCACAGATGAAGAAAGGAGAGAATCCGCTATGATCCAGACCAGCCAGGCCTACCGGGAGGCCATTGTGGGCAGCCCTCGGGAAATTGAGCTGTTTGCCGTGGTGGACATCTCCGACCCGGATAAAAAATATTTCCCCACCACCTGCTCCCCGGAGGCCCCCTGGAGCAAAAAGGAGGAGCTGCACAACTATGATCTGACCTCTCCGCCCCGGTACATGACGGGGGAGCGGGGCCGCACGCTGCTAAACGGAACATTTGATCTGTTTCCGGACGATTACAGCGTTCCGGACGAGGTGGGCTACGCCGGAAAAGCTCTGAGCGATTCCAGCGGGGCGTTTTCAGCGCCGTTTCCCTTTGTCCAGATCAACATTTTCAATGTGCGCATCCTCCAGGGCTGCTCTCTCTTCTTCAGCGGCGACCCGGTTGACGGGGTACCCTGTGACTTTACTGTGGAGGTCATCCAGGGGCAGACCGCCTATTTTACCCAGGAGGTCACCGGCAACTATCAGTCGGAGGTCTCTTTTCGAGGGTTTGTGGTGTACAGCCCGGACGCCGTGCGGCTTACGGTAAAGCGGTGGACCATTCCCCACCGGCTGGTACGGCTGGTGGAAGTGGTGACCGGTCTGTTTGAGCGGTGGACCGGGGACGACCTGGCCTCTTTCAGCGCCACTCTCCAAGGCCAGTTCTCCTGCCTTTCCTTGCCGTACGGCTCTGTCAATCTGGCAATGGACAACGGCGACCGGCGGTTTGAGCCCCGAAAGAAGGACAGCTTTTTTCAGAGCATCGAGGAGCGTCAGGGGGTGGAGCTGTACATCGGCTGCAAAACTGCCGACAGGATGGAGCGCATTAAGCTGGGGGTGTTTTACCAAAGCGGCGACGGCTGGAAAACCTCCTCCAATGAGATGACCATGCAGTGGTATCTGGTGGATATTATCGGATTGGTGAGCAACCGGACCTTTATTCCGCCGGACGTTCTGCCCACCACGCTGGGGGGCTGGCTGAAGGCCGTGGTGAGCCAGCTGGGGGACGCCTTTGTCAACCGATGGCACGCCGACCCGGCCTATGAGAACAAGCCGGTGATTGCCAACAGCGCAGGCGACGTGACCGGGAAAAAATGCGGTGACATTATCCGATGGGCCTGCCAGGCCGCAGGCGTCTGGCCCAGGGCCAGACAGGAGGACGGAGTTCTTGCTGCCGAACCCCTTTGGAACCAGGGGAACAAGTACGATCTGGATAACCTGGTGAGCTACCCCGCCATGAAGGCCAACCAGAGTCTGGCCGCGCTGATCTTCCAGCTGGCAGACGAGAACAAAACGCAGTATGTGGTGTCGGGCAACTCTACCAGCTCAGAGCAGACAGTAACCATCATCAATCCGTTTCTCCATACCGCCGATCAAGCCCTGGCCGCCGCCCGGCTGATCCTGGCCCAGTACGGCGGCAACCTGCTGGAGCTCACCGGCCGGGGCGACCCGTCCAGCGAGGTCGGCGACGTGGACACAGTCTGGCTGGATGAATCCAGCGCCACCACTGCCCGGCGCATGTCTCAGACCTTCCAGTTTCAGGACGGCGTAATGCAGAACTGCCGGTCTACCTTACTGCAGGCGGACGGGAGCTATCTGTGGACGGAGTTTGCCGTCATCCAGGAAAGCGGTAGATGGAAAGCGCCGCCGGGCGTCTATCAGCTGCGCGTTGTCATCGGCCAGGGCGGCCAGGGCGGCGGCTTTGGCCAGGATGGATTTGTGCATGCGACGGGAAATATTCCCGGCATGGGTGTGGCCTCCGGGCCGGGAAACGACGGCGTGAACGGTCAAGGGGGCAAAATCTGGTACGGAGTAATCGACATTAACGAGGAACAGGAGTTTGATGTCCACCTTGGAGCCGGAGGCGCTCCCGGAATTGTCTGCGGTCAGGCCGGGTCTCTGGGGGAGCACACCACCTTTGGAATGTACAGTTCTGAGAGTGGGCAGCTCTATCCAAACGGATATACCGACATTGCAAACGGCCAGTCCTTTGCCCGCACCGGTGTGCCCGCCCCCATGTCCGGCACCGGCGACGGCGGCAAAGGCGGCGAGGGGGGCAGCCCCGGAGCGGCTTATTGGAAGCAGCTTTATTATCCCGATGGACGGCCAAGAGGTTGGGACCTTGTGGTCGTTGAGTCGCCGGGAAAAGGAAATCCGGGCGTCGCCGGGGCAACGGGGTTTGTGATGGTGACTTGGGATAAGCCTAAAACATGATAGGAGGGCCCGCCATGGAGACAACCTATGTACCTGTTATTATCTCCGCGTTTCTTACGCCCAATCCGGCGACGGCGGGGCAGAGGGTGCTGCTCAGCGTGGCGGCGGCGGATATCGCCTGTGTGCCCAGTGTGCAGATTATCACTGCGGGAGAGCTCACGGCGGGGGAGGTGTGACTTATGGCCCTGACACATGTTCGGGCTAAGATTGGGGAGCAGTGGGTAACGCTTACCTACAATGGGGCCACCGGCCGGTATGAGGCCGAGCTGACCGCCCCGGGGACTTCTCACAACCAGCCGGGGGACTACCATCCGGTCACAGTGGAGATTACCAGCAGCAGCGGGGAAACTGCCACAGCCACAGCAGAAATCATGCCCGCCTTACGGCTGGAGGTCAACGAGGCCACCGCCCCTGTTCTGACTTTGGTCTCCCCGGCTCCGGGCTACCTTCAGACCGGGACGCCCGCCATTGTATTTGAGGCGGTGGACGAACCGGGGGGCTCCGGCGTGAATCCGGACAGCCTCTCCCTTGCTGGGGCCGCGGCAGCGGCTATCCCAAACGGATACCGCTTCACCTGGACGCCTCCGGGCGGCTGGGCGGACGGGCCCCACACGGTTACCGCCTCGGTGCGGGATTTCGATGGCAACAGCGCGGCCGTCTCTAGGGCGTACATCGTAGACACCGTACCCCCGGCGCTGTACCTTCAAAAGCCTTTCCAGCGCCACGTGGTGGACGATGAGGCGGTCACAGTGGCGGGTGAGGTATGGGACGCTACATCGTCCCCCGTAGCCGTCACAGTGGCCGGAAATGCCGTTCCCGTGAGCGGCGGCCGGTTCTCCGTGAAAGTTCCCCTGGCGATAGGGGAGAATACTATCCCAATTGTGGCCGCCGACGGGGCCGGGAATACGGCCACAGCCAGCGTGTACATGATCCGCCTAGTCACCGACCGTGTCCAGGCGGACGTAGACAAACTGTTGGATATGTACAGCCGGCGGGCCGCAGGCAGGACGTGGACAGGGGAGGAGCTGGAGTGGTTTAATACTGCCGCCTGTCTCCGGGGGAGCTACGATTCCACCGACCGCAATCGGGTGGGCGTGGCAGTCCGGTTTTTGGCTGGGGAGCTGCAGCGGCGAGGGTATGACATTAAGGTCCGGCCCAAAACCGACTGGACGGAAGAGTACGGCCCCACGGTGTCCGACTTGGACACATACCTGCAAAACGTGGAGGCGGTGCGCGCCGCCCAGGGATTCCATGCTCCGGAGATACCCAAAACCATGCGTTTTCCTACCCTGGCCGGGGCTAACGCCATTGAAAAAGCCCTGGTGGAGACGGACGCGTATTTCACTAATTATTCCGCCTGGTCCGCCGGCGAAATTTCCGGCGGAGAGTGAAAGGAGCGATAGCGTGAAAGACACTGTAACTAAAGGTACTGGTAATAGCCGCAGTCTCAGGACTGTCCCCAATGCGTTAACCTTGTACCCAACCTACGAATCTATGATGCAGGCCCTTATAACCGGAAGTTTTCCGGTAGATTTGGGTCAGTTAAATCCTGCCGGGTTAACTCAGAAGGGCAACGATCTAAATAAGGCCAATTTGTGCAGCGATGCCCTGTGTTCCGCCCTGGGTCTGCCCACCACCGCCGTGCCAAACGATGCGATGGACAAGCTGAGGCAGATGGCGAAAACGGCGCAGGATACGGGAAACGCCAAAGCACGGGCCGCGTTCGGTTCTTATACAGGTACAGCGCCTCTTAACGGATCCCAGACGATTCCACTTCCTGGGGTTCCCATATGCGTGATTATTACAACAGCGGCTGGCTTTTGGATGAGTGGGGCGAGCGTCATACTTGCTCCCGGATATGATTCTATGACCAATGTGGAAGCACGCCCTGCCGACCTGCCAACTGCAACAATATCCGGTACAATCATGACTGTATTTAATCGTTCGAACTTTGGCGTAAATTTGGCAACTAAAACCTGGGTCTATCGCTATCTTTGTATTTATTAGATCACGATCATACGAGGGGAGAAAAACATGACCATCATTAAAATCGGACAAAACAATAACGGGTCCCACGACAACAATACCATTGCCGGCGCAACCCCGGAGACCTTCCCCGTGCCCGAGGGCTGGGCTGTCATACCCCTGGAGCTGGGCACCCCCGACACCCTACCCAACTATCCCTTCGGGGAGATCGTTGTGAACGACACCGGGGATTATCCGGAGGTCACCCAGTGGACGGCCCTTCCTATTCCGGAGTCCGAACTGGAGCCCGAGCCCGGGCCTACCCAGCTCGACCGGGTTGAGGCACAGGCTACCTACACGGCCATGATGACCGATACTCTGCTGAAGGAGGATTAAGGATGTTTGAACGGATCGCAAAATGGTACAGACAGGGCCTGTGGACCGCCGCCATGGTGCAAAGCGCCGCGAAAAAGGGTGTTATCACTCAGGCCCAGGCGGATGAAATCACCATGACGGTATAACAGATTGATCCGAAAGGAGTATCACACATGAGCGACATCTGCAACCCTGGCGATTGCCCGGTAAATGCACGGGTGGACCGCATCGAAAAGGAGTTTGACCGCTATCGGGATGGCTCCAGCAAAACCCATCAGGAGATGTTCCAGCGGATCAACGCCCTGGAGCAGTCCAAGTCGGTCACAGAGGCAAAGCTGGATGCTATAGACGGCAAACTGGACAAGCTGGTCTCCTGGCGAGAGGAGCAGGACGATAAGCCCAACAAATTTTTGGACAACCTGAAAAACAACGCCGTTTGGATGGTGCTGGCCGCCGTGATTGGGCTAGTCTTGGGGAGGATCGGGCTGTGATGGGGATGATTGCATGACTGCACAACGGTGGGTCGAGGCAATCTGGGTGACCCTACTGGCCATAGGGATACTCCGTATAGCTTGGCTATACTGGAAGGATGAAAAAAAACGGAAAAGGAGTGAGCGCTATAAAAGAGCTTTTAGGAAGGGTAAGGTCCATCTCACACCTATTTGCAAAGGTCATGGTGCTGTGGTGCGTGATCTGCGGCACCGCCGCCTCCGCCTACGCCATGCGCATCCTGTCCAGGACCGGCCACGACCCCGCCGCGCTGCTGGGGGTGATTCTGGTCTTCTTCGGCGGGGAGCTGCTGCTGCTGTGCCTGAAAACGGTCCTGAACGGGACCAAGAAAAGAAAGGATGATACATATGACTGATCTGACCCCTATTTTTAACGCATTGATTGCCCTAGCGGCTGCCCTCATTACCGCCTTTGTGGTCCCCTGGATCAAGCGCAACACCACCGCCCATGATCGGGAGGAATTCCTGCGCTGGGTGGAAATCGCCGTGGCCGCTGCGGAGCAGCTGTTCTATGTCACCCAGGGACCGGAAAAGAAAAAGTACGTCGTGCAGTTCCTCCAGGACAAAGGCTTTACCTTCTCCGAGGAGGAGGTCAACGCCGCTATTGAGGGAGCTGTGCTGCGGCTCCACCGGGAGCTGGAGGCGACCGCATGAAATACACCGACACCCACCCACCCCTCCAGTGCTTCATGCGACAGAGTACCTGGTACAAGGGGGCCAGGAAAACCACTGCCCGGGGGGTGATGTGGCACTCCTCCGGGGCCAACAACCCATACATCAAGCGGTATGTCCAGCCCGATGAAAACGCCCCGGACCGTGGGGCGCTGCTGGAACTGATTGGCGTCAACAAGAACGGCAATGACTGGAACCACATCAAACGGGAGGCTGGAGTGCACGCTTTCATTGGCAAACTGGCAGACGACTCCATCTCTACCGTCCAGACCGGCCCCTGGGACAAGAAGGCCTGGGGCTGCGGCTCCGGGAAGAGGGGTTCTTGCAACAACGGCTGGATACAGTTTGAGATTTGTGAGGACTTACTGACAGACCAGGCTTATTTTGACGCCGTCTATTGGGAAGCCGTGGAGCTGACCGCTTACCTGTGCCTGCTCTACAGCCTCGATCCTCAGGGAACTGTCAAATACAACGGCGTCAATGTGCCGGTGATCCTCTGCCATCAGGACAGCTACCGCTTGGGGCTGGGGAGCAACCACGGGGATGTCTACCCCTGGTTTAACAGGTACGGCAAAACAATGGACGATGTCCGGGCTGACGTTGCGCGGACAATGAAAGGAGACGATGAGATCGTGACCTACGAACAGTGGAAGGAATTTATGGACCGCTACCTGAAGGAGCGGGGCGAGCTGCCCGTGCCCGGCTGGGCTCAGAACAATGGGGAGTGGGAGGCGGCCAGGGCTGCAGGCATCGTTTCGAAATCCACCAAGCCCCAGGACCTTTGTACCAAAGTAGAGGCGGCCGCCTTTGCCTTGCGGGCGGCTAAAAAATAAATTTACAGCAAAAGGCCGGAAATGCCCGGCCTTTTAGCTTTTTTGCAATATAATTGTGAATGTACTATTTAGATAGCGCCTACAGGAGCATATAAAATAGTACAACTAATTGCGAAAAATAACGTGGGGTTTGTTCTCCGAATCAAGGCGGATCTCCTGAATAACGCCTCGCCAAAGGCTGCGACGCTGCTCAGGACTCAATGTGGGATAAAGTATGGGCAAATCGTTTCGCAATAGTTTGTGTAACCCCCGAAAATCTGGTGTCTGGGGTGCCTCCGTCTCCTGCGCCTCCTGGAGCTGGGCGGAATATTTGGTCCAATCTTTGCGGTACTGGTCCATGGTAATAAGCTCATTGACGTACAGGTCCTTCAGCCGATCCATTTTTCGCTGAATGGAGGCCGGGTCAATTTTTGGCCTTTTTTCCTGGGTAGTGATTATATCCCATTCAGCCTTCCAACGGGCTAATTCCGCTGAGATATTGAGCAAGAGCCACTGCTCCAGCTTTGTTTCATTCACCTGATGCCGGTGTGTGCATCGGTGGTATAGTGTGGCATTTCGGCAGCGGTAAAATCTACGTTCTATTTTTTTGTCTGTGCTGTGAGTTCCGGTCATCCGCTGGCCGCAATCCTCACAGATCAGCAAGCCGGAGAAAATGTAAACCCGTCCGCTCTCGTTCTGACGGACAGACCGGCTCTCCAGCAGTTTCTGGATAGCATCAAAATCTTCGGGCGGGATTAAGGGCTCACAGTAATTTGGATTATCGCGATACATGCCCTTATACAGGGGGTTGTGCAGCATCTTTCTGGCAGTAGGGTCCCATAAGATGATCCCGTAGGTCTCCCGGAGGTAAGCCATGGTGCCGTAAATACTTCCATGGGCCTTATAGTACGCGAAAAACTCTCGGACAATATCCGCAGTCTCCGGGTCATGTACCACCCGCTTGTCCCGGATCATCAGCCCCATGGGCAAGGACCCGCTGATTACCTCGCCCCGAGCCACCTTGCTGTCGAAAACAAACTTGATACGGTCGCTGTCCCGGTCGCTCTCGTCCTGGGCAACAGAAAGACGGATGTTGATGTACAGCCGGCCGTTGGTGGTCTCGGTATCGTAATGCTCCTGGGTGGTTTTCCAGGCCACGTTATGGGCGTCCAGAATCTCCTGGATTTTATAGTAGTCGGCCACGCTGCGAAACCAGCGGTCCAGCTTGATAAATAATATCACGTCGATCTTGCCGGCCTTCACGTCCTCCAGCATCCGCATGAACTCTTTCCGGTTTGTGAATTTTTTTCGGGCGCTCTTGCCCTCATCCACGTATACTCCGGAAATGGCGTAGCCGTTGGCTCGGGCGTATTCCTCCAGGTTGTCCCGCTGGGCCTGGAGGGAGTAGCCTTGCTTGGCCTGCTCCTCGGTGGATACCCGGATGTACAGCGCCGCCCGGCGGGGGGCCAGGACCTCATTTTTTTGTCTGGGCATAAGAATTCCCCCTTTACACCACAAAAATATGCGGTATAATAGAGGGGCAGTATCGTCCGCCAAGATTTTACTGCCCCTTTGCCGCTCCCAGTGCTCCAACACCGGGGGCGGTTTTTCTTGCATTTTGTCAAAAGCTGTGCTATGCTGGGCACAGGAAAGATTATCTTTCAGCGCTGCCGAACAGCAGCGGTCAGCCCTCGACGGAGGGCAGCTCCTTGCCCTCTGATCTTCGGAAAGGGGGGCTGCCTAATGAGTACATCCGAAGTGTTACAGCTTTGTTTGGTCATCATTGGTATTTGCGGCCTGTTCATCCAGGGCAAAAAGAAGTGACCGCCGGCTCCCTGACAAGAACGGCGATCACTTTCGTTAATCTTTAAGGGCTGACCGTGTTTCGGCAGCGCCCTTTCTATGTTCAGTATAACCGCCTGATATTGATTTGTCAAGTACCGCCCCGCCGCCGGGGGCGGTTGTTATTGTGCTTTTTTCAATTCGGCTACTTCCTGCGTCAACATTTTAACGGCTGTTTTTAGGACAATGATG